ACGGCTGACAGTCGGGCGGAATACCGCCATTGACGGGGCTAATAGCTTATCCGTCTTGTATTCTTTTCGGAGCTTGCTCCGAATTACCAACTATAGTACAAAGTTCCATATACCTTTTCATTACTTCTTTGCGCCTAGGCGCGAATTTATTCTTAAACGTTTCAGACTCCATTATTTCTTTCAGTTCCACCTTCGGGTCTTTAGCGTTAGATGGAAGTTCTTCAACTTTCAATATCGTTCCTTCTTTCGTCCTGTTCTTAATATCTTGCAGCATACCGATTATCTCAGGGTCAGATGCCAATCCTTTCTTTTCGAGGGTTGTATAAATACCAAGCTCGTCAGCAATTTCCCGCGACTCTACCATCATATTCTGATATGCGACTTCGCCGCCTGCTTTCGTTACCAATGCCTTACGGATAGTTTCTTTATCTGCTTCGGAAGTTGCTATTCTTTCTGTTTCCGCCTCAGCCTCAGCAGCCATTACCTCTTTGATAATATCACGCTGGAATTGGACTAAACCTTTCGATTGTTCTTTGTTCAAATGGATGTCTTTGGAAAATTTCCTGAATCGGCTAATCAAAGCATCGTCAAACGGTATAGTTTCGTCTGCTTCGTACTCATATTCACTTTCATTAGAGATACCGGTAATCTGCTGATAATATTTCTCCCAACCATCAGCATCGTCAAGCGACTCAGGCTTGAATATATGCTCGCCACGACCTAAGACTTTTTCAAGTTCGGCATAGCTTGTAGTAACGTCTTCTACGGACGACCACTTCTTTGTCTCAAATAATCCCTTTATATTTTCGGGCATAGTGTTTCTGTGTTCGTCCGAGAGCGGCATCCAACTCGTAGGTTCCGTTTCCGGCGCTTCGGTCTGAGCAGTCTTTACCGGCTCAGTGCTTACATCTAATAGTTCATTCGGCATTTTCTTCCTTCCTTAAATATCCTTCGTTTATATACCACATAATATCGAGGTACACTTTACGCTTTCCTTCTTCACCTGCTGTTTGTTGGGCATTAGGGTTTTGCCAACACATTGTCGAATTATCTACATTGCATTTTCGGCGTAGTAACTTGTCCAATACCTTACCGTCGTCAGACTGCCATATTCTCTTGAGAGCCTGTGTAATTAGTTCGTTCTGTTTATCTCTTTCTATCATTTTCTTCCTTTTATAATTGCTCCGCTAACGACCCTGCTTCCGGTACACTGCTCACGTTCTTATATGCTTTACTTGCATCAGCACCTATTTGTGCCTGAGCAGCAGCTAATTCTAACTGTTGTTTTTCTGCTCTTGCCGCTATCATTTCATCGAAGTCTGTAAGGTTCTCGGCTGGCGCTCCGCCACTTATCCATGCAGTCCTGAACACTCTGTCCATATTTACGTTTTCAAGGACAGGCACGAACTCCTGATATGGTGCATACTTAGCCAAGATGACTTCCTGTGCATTAGACTGAACATTAGCCATCGCCAGAGCTAATCGTCCCTGATAGACTACATCGTAATCAAAAGAGGCCGGAGGCTGAGGGATACGCTTGCCCTTCTTAGGAGTCTTCATTAGTAAGTCTAAGACTCTCGTTAGCATTGGTGAAAAGATTTCATTCGCTAAAGAAACTACAGCAGGAGTAGCTATAACTATCAATTCTTTTTCTCGTATAGCTGCTTCTGTGGCCGACATATTCCTATGGTCGCCCATAGCTTCAAATAAGTCATTAAAAAATGCCATGCGTATAATCAGACGCATCTGTAATATAAACTCAGCATTGCCCTGAAGGTTAATCCCCGAAACATAAGGTTGAGGGTACTGAGCGCCTGAGCGCACGTAAATAGTGCCATGTGGGCCTGTAACCGGCTGACCTACCACTCCGTCATCTTCCATCATCATAGGCGGGTCGTTGGCTATTTCATTGGACATAATATAAGAAGCCGCCACACGATTGAGCATTCGTATATCGTCAATGTACTCCATAGCGGGGCCGTAACCCATTATCCCGCCTGGAGTACGGGCGAAACGCGCTACCAGATAAGGAAGATGTTTGAAGTCAGGGTCTTCTTTGACTATTTTCTTGTCTTGAATACAAATGTAAAACGATTTAACCTTACCAGACCCTACTCGGCCATCGAAGTCTTTATTAGGTGCGCAGACGTGGACATATTCGTGTTTTTCACTCAGTTTACCAGCTTTGTAATCTGCGGCAGCGGATTTACTGAGGTTCTTTATACCAAACGCCTGAGCAGCCTGCCTGACGGTATAGAATATCTGACGATAGACAGTATCAATCTCGCCACGGTTATTATCGTCAAAGAACATGAATCCGATATGATGGGCCTTGAATACAATATCACCATCTATCATCTCTACCGAAATCACACCCGTCCCGAAAACTATCATCGAGCGAATAGTAAGGAACATCTCTCTCTGGAAGTTGCTTCTCATCAGTTCGGCATGGGTCTGGGTAGCGGCAATAGACATCCACTTCTGATATTCAGGCTGCTGGTTAAGATTGTAATCCTGAGCTTTGAAACCATGCCAGAACGAACCGGCAGGCATGAGATAAGTGAATATCCCTGAAGTCATTCTGTAAGCCGACCTTACCGCCGTATCATCGTATTTATCTATCGTATTGATAATCTGGTCTGTCGATAAAGCGTTGCGAACCTGGTCTTGTGCAGCAGGCCAGGCATACTTACCGGCTTCGCGCCTCTCGTTATCTGTACGAGACTTGCGCGTTTTCGCCGCTCCGTAGCGTTCAAGGACTTCATCTACTTTGATAGGCTTTTTAGCCATTACTCACCTAATCTTTTATGAAGCGCCGCAAACAGAGCACTTCTAATACCTGATAGTCGTGTTGACGGAGCGCCGCCTCTAACCAGCTTCTTACGTCTTCGCCTACCGACTTCAGTAGCGTCCTCTGTCACTGTCTCGATAGTCTCAGGTTCCGCTTGCTGCACAGGCAACTTCTGCTTCTTTGGACTGGAAAATATTCGGCTCATGTTAGCTCCCTGCCTAAAAGCATAGCAGCTAAAGTCTTTATTAACTCTATGCCTGGATTAGGCTCTTCAACCGACTCTTCGGGAAGGGCTTGAGGAGCCTGCGCGGTAAGCTGACTCTCTCTACCCAACCTGTCAAGGTCGTTTATGTCAATCGCGTTAGAAGACATAGTTACTCCTATATCTTAGTAGCACAGGTGCTATTGCAATCAGGATTAGTGCAAACCGAATAATTAAATTCGACTATACTAAACTCCGTACCGCAGTTATCGCATTTGTACTTATTCATTTTTGGCTTTGACTTTACAGTCGGCTTTGCTGCCTTTTTCTTTTTAGCCATGATTTCTCCTAATCAATATAAGCCAGAATATTGTGCATGTGCATAACAACGAATGGGTCGCCGCCAATCGTAACCGGCTCAGCACCACTTTCCAGGAAAGCAATGTGAGTATAATTCTCCGGGTCTCCGACCCCCGTCTGTGGAGCCGTGTGGAGACCTGGATAACCGCCAAGATTATATTCGACGATAATACCCATATTCGTTTTGCCTGCGTCCAACTGGACACGCACTCTATATTTTAATAAATGAAAAGCCATGATTAAGACTCCGATACATAAGGAACCTGGTCAGAAGTACCGCCAGAACCTGTAAAGATATTGTCGCACCATCTTGCCGCATTACCATCCCACATGTGGCCTGGGTCAGCTTCTGATGTCGCTGTCGTGCCTCGGTTACGGGTTACATACGCAATATTGGCCGCGTCCTGAATCATCTTTCCAGTGACATTGAAAACATTGTTATCAATTTTAATAACACCACCAGAGTTCTCAGTCGTTCCTGCTGCAATCAAGACACCTGTGGCAGCAGAAATATAATTATCTCTAATTATAGTATTTGAGGCATCCCCAGTTCCAAGGGCGACAAAAGCACCAGAAATCATGTGTCGCTGGTTACGAGTTTCACAATCTCTAACCTCTAAACTCGGACAAGCCACTGCATTTATCGCATACGGAGCCGCAAGGCCGGGTGCGGCAAAAGTACAGCCAATAAACTTGATGAAACTTGAAACAGATGTCAGCGTCCAATGATTACTGGCGGCTTCATTTTGAAACTGCATATTGTACCAACTCGAACCGCTGCACTGAGTTGTCACTGGCACATGACTGCCGTAAAGGATGGGTTTAGTTAACCCATAGGCTGAGCCAACTCCGATTATGTCAGTGTTCGATGCGAGGATTACCAAGTCCTCATTAAGCAGCTCGCCGCAAACATAAAGGGTTGCCCGATGTGCGTCTGATTGGTTACCAGTCGTTTCTGTGTAGGTATGACATGCGGCCAGACCCTCGGCTGTCGTCTTAAAAGCTGACAACCAACCTAATCCGTTACCAGAGGACGTAACACTGCCATCAACGTAGAAAACGGACGGCGCACCTCCCTTCGTTCCTGCGGAAAACGGCTCCATTCCTGCATTGCCTCGAATCCTGCCATCTGGCAAAAGACGAATCGTCTGGCCATCGACTGCGGTTTTTCTTAATTTTGAAGCATAAGTTGCCATGTTACTACTCTCTTTCTACCCTCGCGGGTATTAAATATTGTCTGCTTTTAGCAGAACTTTTAGTTATTCATGCCCGAATATACGGACATAACTTTTGTCGTATTTCTTTTTTCCTTCTTTAGTCATTCTCTTTTGTATCTCATGTATCCAGCAGTGGTCGTTACCGCCTGCTACTTCAGCCCTGCTCTTCGGTGCGTAATTCTTTCTATATGGTTTCATTTTACATCATGTCCTTCTCAGTCATTCCTCTGGCGTACTCGTCTTCATCACCAGGAGAAGTCTGAGCGTTCTCGCTAAAAGTATTTGCTTCCTCGATGGTTTCGTCAGCTTCAAGGTTTTCGATGTCAGCCATGATTTCCGCTTTCTTTCGCATACCACCTGTCGGTATGTGAGTAGCTACACCAAGTCTCTTTGCTTTTTGCAGATATGTCTCAGGCTTGGCGTTTATAGTCTCAGGTGATGTCATCGTCCGTATCTCGGCCTGTGTCGGTGGATAGGCAGGTCTTCCCTCCACTAACGCCTCTCGAATCATGTCTTTTACAACGGCCATCTCTGCCTTTATCATTTTGCTTACATCCTCTGTCGTCAGTTTTTTGTCAACGTATGTCCTCTTCCGTTGGTCTTCTTCTTTTTTCATTTTATTTACTTCTTCCGGATGCTTGTTACATTTCAGACATATCCAGCAGTTCCACGGCTCGCCAAGGCGGGTCAAGGGGCGTTTGCACTTCTGGGTTGCACACTCCGGCACGTTCTCTGGAATGGGATTACAGGCGTGGCATCTGTAACTGTGAGTTACTTCGGTGAATGCCATCTGTCTTCCACACGACGGACACTCTGGCACTGACAGTGCGGTTTTTTCTACTTTCGGTTCTGTTAATGTTGCTTCCATTTTCTTATCTCCTTATTTCAATTCTATCACGTTTGTTATGTGGCGTTGGATGCCAACTGCATTTAGGGCATATCATATATGGGTCTCTTTGACCTTGCTGTTGCCTTAATATCATTTCCGTACTATCGCCACGACTCTTGCATCTTGCACATTTCATTTCTTCTTACCCCGTTTAGGTCTCTTGTGTCCGGGTCTGCTCTTGTATGGCTTGGTTCCTTTATGCGGCATCAGTTACTCCTTGCTCCGAAAAATCATTTCTGCTTATTAGTCAATTTCTTCCCGTGTACGCTCCCGTGTTTTAGTATTTCACGTGCTTTTTTCTTAGTTAGTTTCTTTGCCATATCATTATTCCAATTTCATCATATCGCCGACAATACCGCTGACATCAGTTAATACATCCTGAAAATCTCTATGTGAACCGTGAAATACATATTCATTCGATTTGTATTGCGGTTTACATTTTGCCGCTCTCATCCCACGCTCAACCATACTTATCTCGGCAACTTCATGTAAAAATCCCTCTAAGATTTCACGGGGCTTTCCTTTTGACCCAACAGTTATCAAGGTTTTTCTATATGAGAAACTTGAACCAAAACTCTTCCTGTTCCTTATAACCTTGAACGGAATATTATTTATTCGTACTTTTTTTGGTAATCTCATACTTTATTATTTCCAATGACTTATAGTATGTGTCGGGCGGTCCACCTTATTAGTACCCTTCGGTCTCGGTGATTGTCTCGATGCTGCCAGTAAAAAATAAAGTGTGCTATGATAGAAATGGTCGTCGCCAAGTTTAATCCACCGAGGTTTCTTCAAGCCAGTATCGGGATGCGTTATGACCGTCTTGGCTGTTCGAGTCATCTGCCTTGCGTATTCGTTCACTAAAATAGATTCTCTCGGAATCCGAATCTTTGTCTCAGTAAAAGTCGTATGGACTTTATCGCACCATTCGTTTCGATTGACCTTGACTATTCCGGTCTTGCCGTCAAACTTCGGCTTACATGGTGACTGCTCGCTGTATTGACAAAGATAACTCATATAAGGCTCAGTCCTTTGAAATTCCCTTACCCCGTGGTCGTAAGGCCCGGAATCTATCACTGCACTGTAGACGTTCATCTTCAAGGCTATGTCGTGGACTTCGTACAGATTATCATAAATCCCAATGTGAGAAATATCATAAGATTCTCTTGAAGTTCGTGTCCCTATGACCACGTGAATCTTCTTACCTATATCCATACCCATAACAGTCTCGCCGGACGATACCATTCTGTTATGGTCAGGAGTACACCTTGACAAAACGACCGTCTCGTCCAACTGGCTCTCGGCTTCGGTAGTGGCTATTCCTAAAGTAGAACGCATAAACTCCGAGCGCTTTCTGCCTTCGGTATTATTGAACTCGTATATATAATCGTCAAGATTAGCCAAAGGCGAAAGGAGTCCCGACACCCAAAAACCAGCTTCCCTTCGATCGGGATATTCAGCCTGCCAATCGCCGTCAACTACGAATATCTCCGAATGACAATGAATGCACGCCCTGAACCATCGACCGTCTTTTCGGATAATGCTGTTCGGAAAAGTCTCACCCAGACAAGTGTGCCTACCGCACGTTCTGCATTTAATCTGCCATTTCCTCTGGTCGCTTTCTTCGTAGCGAAGGTCGATACCGTAATTTGGAAATGTAGGAGTGCCGAAATTTCTTTCAATACCAAACTTCGACCTCTTTAATCTTTGTTTGGCCTGGTACGCCATATCTAAGTCCATGAGGTCAAGCTCGTCCCTATCAATTTCATCACAAGGAATCGACCTCAAATTATCAGAGTCTTTCGTGGCAGAGCCGCCTACCTTTTTAGGCTGAGCGCCTACCATTACAATCGACCGTCCATTTATCTCCCTGCACATCGTAGTATTGGTATCGCCCTTATTCATTATCCACGGATTGAACTGGAATATCGGGTCGAAAGAAACTTGGCTTAAACGTTCCACCGCAGTCTTGGTAGGCATCATATAGAGAATGTTCTGTTCGTATCTACGATACTTGCAGGCGTGGACGGCATTCAAAAAGATGGCCGTAGTCAGGCACATCTGGGCGCCCTTCTTGCAGTTGGAAATCCTTTTCTCGCAACTGATTATATCGAAAAGATATGCCATTCCCTCAAGAGTAAACTGAATACCGTCCCTCAAGAATAAGCGCTTCTTGTTCGCCCATACCAAAGGGTCGTTTGCCATCATTTTTTCTTCTGCCTGTGTTATCATAATATTTTTGGGCAACAAAAAAAGACCGTGTAAGTGTGTAGCCCTACACGGCCTTGATTGTTGCTTTTTCAAGCGAGGGATTTATTCCCCACAGAAAGGTAATTATTTAATTGTCAAACTTGTTTATAAAACTTTGCTAACATATACTCACAAATACAATTTCTGTATTGTCTATTGTTGTATTCTTCATTTGTTAATACATAATTAAACTCACGCTTATCCTCCCGTAATCGCATCCTTACAAAACCTTTATCAAAATAATCTGGATAAACCCGAAATAATTTGCCGCCATAACAAAATGCTTCATCGAGGCCATCGTCTATCGGAATAAGAAAATCGTCATTTATTGTGGCATCCAATGCTTCCTTGGCCTTCATAAGTTTGGCAAGAGTCAAGACGTTTTCTGGCTCAGCTTGTGCCTTCGGCACAAACGCCGCATATACCCCTACGACAAAAGCTGTTACTGTCTTAAAGAAATTACGTCTATTCATAAGAGTAAATCCTCATATCGGACTATACTACGACCATATAACAAAGAATCTGAAATATGTTTATGAAATTTATCCCAATTTATCATATTGCTAATTTTCCATGCCCACCATCTTACCATGTGACTCGCAGATTTATATTGCTCACGGTTCATACCTCGAACAATTTCATCTTTCAACTGAAAAGTAAAATGCCTGTTCATTATGTTAACTTCACCGCCTTTACTGTGTTCCAGTTGATATTGGCAAACGGATAACGTCTCAACATTAAACCTATGGGGTCTTTAGTTACAGCCATTAGTCTTGTCCATTTCGTTCTACCGATAAAAATATCCCAAGCATCATAACCCCTGTCCACCGCCCATTTGCCGATAACTTTAATTCTCTTGCGCCTGTTCATTTGGTTTCTTTTCCACGAATTTCAATCTCACCAATTTGTCATCCACTATTTTATATATGCCTTTCTGAGTAGCGACAAAAATAACGCCTTGAAATTCTAACATAGAGACTATTACTTTATCCTCATCGGCTTCGGCGAGTGGAAATTTGATTCCTTTGCGTTTTTCCATTTTTCTCCATTAAGTATTTCTTATATTCAACCTCAGCGGCCATTTCCTTCCTTTGGGCATACAAAAGCCTCAAGACAGTATTACGATCTATGACGGGCGGTTTAGCCACTGAGCAGCCTGTCAGAGCCAGTAATGCTATCACAGTAAGATGTATCAACCGTCTTGTCAAGACTTCTCCTAAGTAAAAAATACAGTTATCTCATCGGGCATATAATTTACAATCTCTGTGTAATGAAAATGCTTGCCGTTTTTCAATACGATACTGTAATCGAGTCTTTTAGCCAAATACCAAAAAAATCTGTACAATATATTATTTATCATTTATTCTCCTGTGGCTTTGGGGAGTCCTCTTCAATAATCTTCTTTATCCATTCGTGCTTCATTAAACCCCATACTATTCCCCTGAAAAAATTGGCTTTCGTTCGACTATTGTAAAATAAATTACCCATTTCAAGTATGTTTTCCGCAACCTTTCTTCCTAATTTACACGAACGGGTTTCTCCATTACTCATACTTCGTCCTTATGGGCTAATCACTTTCTGTTTTCCTGTGTCTCTGCTTCTATTAATTTACGGCCTTCTTTGATTACAATATTATCACCCCGAATTTCGTCAAGAATAGAATCTGGCGGCCCAAGATTAAATGTTTCTTTGCAAATTCTACACTTAATAGCTTCAACGTCCAAACCTGATAAATCGGATTCATTGCCGTTACAATACCAATTATCAGCTTCACACCAAGGACACCACACACGATACCAAGATTCTGCATAAGTGATATACTTTACTTCTATCTTACTCATACTTTACGCCTCTACTGGACTTTCTGGAGCTTGAGAGGGGACTGGGGGAGAAGTTTTAAGTATATTTTCAGCAGTCTCCCGCTCATTAGAACATTCTCGACAACTACAAACTGGACGAGATATTATCTCGGTTGCTATTTTAAACTTTCGGGTATTTTTGTTTTTCATATTCCGTCTATCCTGTAACCATATTCAGCATTTTCAGCCTGAGCCTTCAATATAACCCTTCTTAGAGAAGTATCTATAAAACGAGGGTTCTTCCCAAAATCTTCCTTAACACTATCTTGGGCGAATTGTGTGTAACCCTTATATTTACGGCCTTCTTTGCGTATTACTATATAATCGTCTCTACCCATAAAATAACACAATCAATGCCAAACCAATAACAATAAGCTCAAAGCCGATTATAACTTTTATTTGGCGTCGCCTTAACTGTTGTCTCATTCGATGTTCAATGCACATAGTTTATCCATTCACAGGACTCTCCGGACATCTCACAATCACACCGGAACGAACCAGCTTATCAAAGTTGTGCTGTTCAATAGTATTAACTACGTAATCATGCCTATCCACATCCATTATACGCTTGCGTAACTCCTCAGTTCTTTTCTTGCGCTTGTTCATCGTATAAAGCGAAAAGATTAAAGTTCCAGTCTTTCAATAATTTCATTCACCTTTTCAATGTCAGTCTCGACCGTTGCGCTGACGCTCGACAAATCAATCGCAAATTGACTCGAAAGCATTTCTTTAGGCACATCGCTCGCTGGAGTCGTTGGCGCAGGCTTTCTCATTATATCTTGCAGCTTGTCAAAAAGAATCCCTATCCTATCGTGGAGTTGCTCTTTACCATCATTGAGTCTGACAAATTCTTTTGAAATCTCGCCTTGTTTACATTCCACTGTTGCATTTTCCATAATAACCCTTTCTTTCTTCTTTTACTTATTGTCAAGTTAAACCTTAAAGTCTGTCAAATTTGAAATTTCAGGGATAAGTAGGTACTTATAGCCGACCGGCCACCCCCGTTCCCGACCCCCGCCCCCTCGTTAAAAAAGGAGTCTCTATCAATGCTCAAGGGCGGCTCAACACCTCTCTCTGTGCCTAATAGTAGTATCCGGTCGTGTAGTTGTACTGGCCTTATCTCTGTTGGCGGTCTATCGTCCATGCTCTACTCTCCATGCCTCAGTACATACTCCGTTGTAGTTTGCGTCGCCAGGCTTGCCAGTGACTACACCAGTACAGACAGCGCTGTGAGGTTCATATCTGTCCGGGAATAGGTGTTGATAGTTGATGGCTGCTGCTGTCCGCTTGGCTTTCTCGGCCTCGATTATCTTGCCGTTGTCATCTCTGCTCATCTGATTGATAGTGGCTTGCACACCTAGATGTAAGTCTGTGAAGCACTTGATGTCCTTGCCTCGCTTAGCTCTTGTTACGGTAACAGGCTTGACTGGTCTTAGCGTAACAGACTTAGGCGTTACGGTACTCATTCTGTTACGGTAAAACTCTTGCTTACACTTAGGACTGCAATAATGGCTCGTACTACGCTTAGCCTCATATTCAGCCCCACATTGCTTACAATTAGCCATTCTTAACTCCTTATCAATCAAGCACTTCCAGCCAGCTTCAACTTATAGACCTTGCAAGCAGCGTCCATAGCCTTCTTCTCGGCTTCTGGCACGGTTACAGGCTCGGTTTTAGTCGAGATTACCTGCTTGTCTACCTGTCCTAAGACGTTTTTGCCTAAGAACTTAGATAAATCAGGGCTTGTTGCTTTTAGAGTGTCTTGAGTTTCTCGCAGATTAACCCTATACATTGCCCACCAATGCTTTAGTTTCCGTCCACAATGCCTCTTAAGAGTATTTACAGCCACACCCACAGCCTCAGCTATTGTATTAGAATTGCAGTTTATGAGCGCAAGACGTTCTATTTCTTGCATTTGTTCGTTAGTAAACTTAACAGCCATCAGTTATCTATCCGCCTCTTAGGCATATATATCAGTAAACTCTCTTTTAGGCCTTGCCATTTATAGTTTATCTTTCATTTAACAACATCTCCAACTTTGGTGCGGAGCTCCTCTCCTGTTCTCATTACTCCATCCCAGTTTTCCCACCAACGGCCATCATTGGTCTAATAATAGCTTTCTCCTGTTTTTTCTCCAGGTTCTGGCCTGACTATCCTTAGTGTATTTTCGCCGTTATTTACCATCATTCAAAAGCCTTCTGCAATATCCTTAAATAATCAGATTCCCATTCCTTGAGCTTGTATATACAGCCATCAACACTGTCAGTTCTTGGTTTTAACTGCTCTAACAACCCTACCGCCACTTTAACACATCCCTTCACTTGTTCTATGAGCATTAGATTTTGGTTTGGCTGTTCAGGCTTGTCTATTGTCCTTAGTCCTTTGAATTGCTCGGTCATCAGTAATTCTCCAGCCATTCGGCTATTTTAGCCTTGTCGCCCATTATAAACGCATCGTCGGAAGTCTGGCATATCGCCGTTATAAATCTTTCCTCAACTGGCAAGTCGTATAATAACCTATACGCAGCGTGAAATGCCCTGACTTGTAATATATCGAGCTTTGTCAAGCCTGCTACCATTTATCCTGCCTTATGCTGTCCAGATGAGACCTAAAATCAATACAACCCCAAGCAAAACAATCAACCATAAAGGCATAGTTTCAGCATCGTGCCAAACGTCTCTATCATATTTGTCCATATTCTTACACCCAGGATATGTTATATTAGCTATTAACTTGGTCTTCAATAGAAACACTTACTTTTGTGTCCATAATCCGCCTTAATACTCCTAAAACTTCTCCATAAAGAACAAAAGTTGTTGGGTCGTATTTGTTGGATATTCGAAGTTCCCCAATCTCGTTCAGGTTAAAAGTAAAGTCACCAAAAGACTCCTCAATGAGCGTTTTGGGCGTATCATATACTAAATCCTTCATCCTAACTTGAACTCCTTTCGACACTTTTTACATTCTATTACTTCGCCCTTATTGCCTTTTATTTTGTCCACAAACTCATCATACTGACTAACTTCCAAACAATGAGGACAAGTCGCTTTTATCTGCCTGACCCAATTATTGCATTTTCTTCTCATATTCTTAGACCGACACACAAACGGGGGTATTAAGATTTTAACCCGTTTGGTATCTTTGTATCCTATAAGTCTATTACTTTAGTAAGTACAACAACCAAGCACATTGTAACCGCAATTAAGCGAATTTACCCCACTTGTGCCAGCCACAACGCTGGGGGTTCTCTCTTGTACGTTGCTGTCGGTATGGCCTATTGTCATTGTTGGCTTTTCTCGGTCTTTTTTAGATTCAAATACCATAATCAAGGCAAAGCCAGTTCGTTCTAACCTTAAACTGTTTATTTATAAAAAAAGCGGCCAGCCTATAATTCAAGGTTAGAACTATAAGCCAGCCGCAATAATAGCAGAGACAGGAGTCGAACCTGTAATCTCCTGCTTATGAGGCAGGCAAGTTACCATTACTCTACTCTGCGATATATTTATCATATCAGCCAATCCTTAACGTGCTAATATGTTTAATTTTGGCGGCGTGGTAAGGTTCGACACTTACATTTCCAAGGTTTCACGCCGAGCGTTTTCTCTTAAACTACGCGCCATATTTTTATCATACTTGCTTACTGCAAATATGTTCGTATTCGATGTCGCTGATTTATTGTTCAAGCCCAGCGACACAAGCTCTTTAATATTTAGTGCTGCCAGTGATAACGGCTAAGCCACGTGTCCTTATAGGATATTCACTTAAATCTGTTAACGGTTATAACTCCAGCAGCACCATCAATACTCGGCTATCCCAATTAGGTAATGCCGAGGCTCGACAGCTATATACTGCCGAGGATGTAAATGTATTAAATCACAAAAACCTCAATTTGTCAATAAAAATAAATAAAAGTTTTTTGCTCCATAACCCTATTTAATGCCGATACTTATAAAATAGTCGATGTCACTACCTGATTTTTCTATTGACAAGATTAAAGATTTCGGGTAGAATTATCGATAGTAATAGAAACAACATTTAACTGAAAGGACACGACAATGGAACGAATCACACAAAAAGACCTTGAGTATCTGGTCAAAAGAATCAACGAAGTTACAAATTCGACACAAGCAAGTTATAGCCCTGTAAATCGCGGCAAGGGATTAAAAGCCAATATCGGCAATTACCATCTAAGCTATGCTTATGGCGGCGTTCAGCTTGTTCGGATGGTAAATGAGGCCGGTGGCATTGAAACGATTAGCCGACCTTGCCACGTTCCAAAACGAGAACTGTACAACTGGATGCGGGCATTTATAGCAGGCTTAAATCACGTAGAAATCAACATTCCTTCTTAAATATCAGTCTCGACCGGGTATGGCGGTTCGACTCCGCACGGGGCTTTATGGGTACAAAGACACGACAAAACGAAATATTATAGCTCGCCTGGGGATACCCCTCGATGTCGTGTCCTGCCCCAGGTGGGCTTTATTATGAAGGGATAATAAAACGACTGAAGGCCAATTCTTAAACAAAATAGACGAACTAACCGACACAACAGCAAGCGACATGCGCGCAAAAGCGAGGAAGTTTCTTAAAGATGGTGGCGATGTAAATCTCAATAATTGGGAGAATGATTATAGGTTTCCCAAAATTGTTATGACCGCACTTTGCCGAGAAGCCGCTTATCAGTGGGAACCCTTGACAAAAGTTGACCGAAAACAAGTCTCAGTTATTGAAAGTCAAATTTAAGCCCATCCTACCGCGCTTGTAACAGAGCGCGGACTCTTGAGCTTAAACACTTGAAAGGAAATTGAAAAATGGGATGCGACATACATTTACATATTGAAGTGAAATTGAATGGAAATTGGGAACACTGGGGCAATCCAAATATAGATAGAGATTATAGATTGTTCGCTGTTATGGCAGGGGTACGAAACAATTACAAGATAATACCAATCTCAGAACCTAAAGGCTTACCAAATGATTTAACTCGTATAACTCAATACGCTTCCGATTATGAAGGCATAGACGGACATAATTATTCGTGGCTTAACTCGAAAGAAATAGTAAAATTAGAAGCGTACGTTCGACGTATAGCCAATAAAGAAAACCGATGGTGGGATTTGGAAGCTCACATTCTCCATAGTTATCTACTCGGAAATTTATTTGGTGGTATCGAAACTTATCCAGAAGATAGACCAAAAGAAATAACTGATGTAAGATTTATATTCTGGTTTGATAATTAACCCCCCTGCTCACGCAGGAGAAAGGAATGATAAGATGGAATATCCAGAAGAATACCCTAAATATGAAACAGGCGCAAGAAGCAAGGCTTGTTATGAGCGAGAAATTGCAGAATTATCAAAAAAGTTATCCAATATCAAGAAGCTCACTATGGTTGATATTGGCCAAAGCAAAGCACCATCAAAACAGGAGTATAAGGACGCAATGTTGGCTATCCAACGAGAAATTGAGAGATAGCTCGCCACAGAGCAATCTGGGGGCTTATATGGGTATCTAAGGAGAATGAGCAAGAAAAGATTAAAATTCAAGAAACGTCACAGATTCAGTTTATCTGAGTCAATGCCAAGTGAACGTAGAATGAATGAGAGACAATCTGAGATTTGGAATTTATCGAGCTTACCCCGACCCAAAAGAAAGAGAAGAATATATCGAAAGTTTTATCATTGCCCTTGATGGGCTTATAGGAGAATGATTATGAAATTTCAAATGGGAGACATTGAAACTCAAGTTGTATGTTATAAAGATGGGACAGTTGCTCATCGGCGACAACCAATTTCTCATCAACCCCAATTCTCTTTTGAACAATTAACAGAGCTTGTCCGGCGTTGGAATAGCTATGAGGATTTATTGGCAACGTGTGAATATACTCAAAGATTGCTTCTTAAAGGTTTCGGCCAACAAACTCACGCTGTAGCAATGCTTGAAGCCGCAATCAAGCAAGCAACCTCTTGAGATTTCCTTTGAGCTTTACTTGAGTTCTTTTCTGTAACGTCTGAACCAAACATCTCACCTTATCTTTTGACGGCTCCGGTAAGTTGTGACCTTTGCTATCCGCTCCGATATTGACCCATATTGGATTTGCTAAAATGATAAGGTCAACTAAATCATCTAAGTCAAAATCGAAGATAGGCTCTATCGTTACCATCGTCTCAAAATCCTTGTAGCTCAATTCAGCTAAGGCCATAGCCCTTTGCGAAACTGGTGGAGCTTTGGATTCTACTATGTCCCGATTCGTTTCAATGGTAGTGCCAAAAAGAACTTTATCTGGATAATGGCCAAAGAAGTCTAAGAATCTCTTAGGATTTTTGCTTTGGAGTAAATATCTGTTTTTAGGATATAGGGTTAGTTGGCACAAAACCTCCTCTACCCAATCAGCTGGAACATCGTCAGCAAACAAATCTATCGTATGGCCTACGAAGATAAAGTTTCCTTCGCTGAGATTTGTTTCCAAATCTCTCTCGTCAATATGAAGCGGCGGCTGTTCGCCCCATTTTTTCATATAACAATAAGAGCAATCGTGACTACATTTTCCTCGAATCGGACTCCATGTATGGCTTACGAACTCGTACATATTACCTTTTTGCTTTTTTAGGGGCATTTCTTTCTCCTTAGCGAATTTCTACTCACGCATTCTTGTTGACCATTGTCGATAAATTCAATCATACAACTATTCTTTTTGCCTCGGCTGAGAACTCTGCACGCTCGACCTTTCATAGTAGCTCGCTTCTCGTTGTTACCCCACCGGTACTCATAGAGCTGCTCACTCATTTCATTCTCCTAACTACTAACTTTAAGTTTTGCCTGTAAAACATCCCTTATTCATCAATCCTTTACGCACAGCCTTAGCTCTCAAGTCGCCTATTTGTTTTCTTAATTGTTTATTATCAGCCTCAAGCTCTACAATTCGCACTTTTAACAAACCACAAGCTTGAGTCCCGATTATCTTCGCCGTTTTGAGTTCTTTGATTCGTTTAGCTTGGATACACCGTGTTGTTTCAAGTCTTAGAATTTCTTGGGCCTTTCTCATTCGTATTTCTCCTTAACTTAAACCCTTCGTACTATTTCCGCAGCTTGGTTTAGTCCGTCCTTAACGCCGGCTATATTCATCTTCCATTTGCTTAAATAGACAAGCTGGGCATACGCCAGAAGGAAACTTTTTCAATGCTTCAATTCTCTCACTGTTTCTATGGCCGCAGGGATTCAATATGTCTTCTTCTTTTTTCCCCATCATTTACCTTCTTTCTCCTTTATTATTTCATCGTCACAGGCTTTTAGTATTTGCATAAGTTCGCCCCGTGTTTTCATAAACGGTTGGTATTTCTTCGCGTCAGGATATTCTCGGATACAATTCTCAACGCTTTTAAGACTACTGTTGATATATTTCTGTATCAAGGTAATGTTTTCGGTGTTCATCTAATAAACGGTTTCAATTTCTCTCTCTGAGCATTTACTTTGTCGCTGGTACTGCGAGTATCTTTATCTTTACTCAATATCTAACAACCCTTATGATTACTAATATTATTTAAAAGATATTAGTATTAGTAGTATAGCCTGTTACATTGTTGTATCATTCATAAACCTTTTGTGACTAATAAGTTAAATCTAACAGCCCTTGTTACTTTTTTGTTAGATATTCTGTGATATTAACAATTTCCACGACTTTGCCTGTGCGAGAGTCAATACTTAACAGGATTAGCAACAGGTTATCCACAGGTTTAGTAACAGCCTTTTTAACGGCAGTATCTATGACTTTTCGTGATATTTCTTTGTTCATGGTGTCCTTTCTAAAAAAAACTGGCGGCCTTTGACTTGCCTACGCAGACAAGCCAAAACGCAGTCGAATCGGATTTAGGGGTATCATTATTTTCGGCCGCCAGCCCTTTTCTCATTTCTCCTCAGATTACTTTCTTTCTCTTGTGGAGTTTTTTATGACATTTAGCGCAAGTCGGCAAAACATCCAACCAATGCTCTTTTTCATATCCCTTGTGATGGTGATATTGCGTTGCTGGATGGTTGCTATATGAACATTGTAGAGTATCAGGGCGAGGCATTTTGCCAGCACGAACAGCAATATTGACAGTAGCCCAAGCCTTCTGTAATTCGGGATGTTGGGTGCAATATCGCTTTAGTGTATTCTTATATTTCTCCGTTTGCCGATGTCGTTTTTTTGCAATTGCATACCTTCCTGATTGATGATAGTATTGTCGGTAAAGTTGCTGATAAATTCTTGCGGATTCTTGTTGTTGGTATTTTTTTTGGCGATTCTTAACAATTTCAAGGCTTTGGTATTTTCTGGCATAAGCCTTTTGGCAAACTTTACACTCGTTGAAATAACCATCTTTGGAATGATTTTTGTAAAACTCAGAAAGTGCCTTTGTTTGCAAACAAATCCGACAGGTCTTCATTTTAATACCTCTCGTAGTATTTCTCGATAATATTGTGCAGAAGGGCGGTTCGAGATGCACCGCCTTTTCGGGGGCTACCCTATCTGCACAGTATCGTAACATCATATCTTAGAACTTTCAATAGGAAATATATTTTATTTTTTGAGGGCTATCAGGGCTGCGATAATCCAGTGGATGGGCTGGGCTTCCCGCGAGAACCATCTCCATAATGTTTCATCCTGCGGATTTCTCCTACATTCAGTGCAATGCCAATAAACAGTTAGAACCGCCTTTACGAAAGAGCATCTGTGTATATATTTTACTTCATCCCTGAGCCTAAATGCAAGGTCAGCAAGGGATTCGCCTGTTTTCCTGCCATTTTGAGTACAAAAGACCCATTGTTCCTCCTTGCTCATATCTAAGACTTTGAGTAATTCTTCCGCCGTTGCCATATCTATCCTTTCACGTTAAAAGTTTCGGCATTTCAGTCTTTTCGAGTTGTGCGACATTTTCCGGCAACCTCATAAAATCACCCACCGTAGAGCCATCAGACAAACACAACTGAGCCAAAAACTGGTCTTCAAAGGATTCTACCCCCGCCTCGATTTCCTCAAATTTCATCTTCAAGGTCATATAGAGAATCCGCCATCTTTGTCGCATTTCCTGCTCATACTGCTTTTCCGTCTTGTCGTCTTTTGAGGGCATCGGAACATTCTTTTTGTAAACCTTACCTTTATATTTCCAACCGACACCATCGCCGCGAGGACTCCTGCCCCAAAAAGATTCTTCGATTCCATAAGATACCAAAAGCTCCTCTATCTTCTGCTTCGAGCGTGCTATCGGAACAGATGTGTTCTTTGCGTATCTTGCCATAGCTATCCTTTCTTTATCCCCACTGTTCGGCCATTGCGTTGGCTATGCCCCACCAAAATTTACTACGAGTTTTTGCCCGATTACTACCACCCATAGCTTCGTTCCAATGCACATTTTTACCCGTTTTCTCGCATACATATATAGGCTTCGGTTTCGATGTATGAGTTTTTGATTCAAATAATGTATCATCTTCTAAATGAATTAACAATGAGAGATTTTTTAACCAGAGACAAGTTGTTTTGTAAAATGGTTCACCAAAATACCAAGGTTGTATTATCTGTGAATATTTTGCTATTGTTGGACTTGCGCATCCTTGTGGATTTTCTACGCATATCTTTTCTATCGGAGCTTCCCATAATTGCCTAAAAAACTCTAAGGCACCTAATCTCTTTTTGCATCTTCCAATATCATTCCAACTTCTTGTCGCTGCGTAACTTAGATAAGTGCAAGGTGGGTGTGCTATCATTAAATCCCAACCGTCACCGAGAATTTCAAGTACATCACCTTGAATATGTTGCCCTGGTCGCTCAGTCGGCAGTAAATCACAACTCCAAACATCGTGGCCTTTTGCCCTGAAAGCGTCACGGACAATTCCACTAAATTCACAAGCTACTAAAACTTTCATTTATCCCTCAAAGCGGCTCAACGAACGTCATATATATTAACGCTGCCGCTATAAATAAAAATATAAAGATTAGAATTTTAAGTTTCATCTGATTCGGATCCCCAATTTATTAAACAACGGATTACAATAAACAACGCGCTCGACATATTTCAGGGCATTACCACGCAAAATAGATTGTCGGCCTGTTCTGCAACAAGGTAAAACCAAGACCATAGTCACTTTCGGGTAATCGGCGGCCATCAGTTTGAATCTGCGAATGTCAGTCTGTCGCAAGGCGGTCTTGACTTCGTGGAAACAAGTTCTCTTTAAGCCGCCGTCTGTTTCGTGAACCTCAAAGTCCGGGGTGTATTGCCGTTTCATTCGGTATCGCTCGGCGAACTGGAAAGTCTTTGTCTCGTAACCCCAGAAGTCGATAGCTCCTAATTCGAGAAGCCTTTGCAGATACATTGCCCACTTGTACTCTATCTTGGACTTGAAATGAAACTCACGGCCATCGAGTATAACGTGCTGTGGTTCATTTCGCCACTCGTAACAAATCCGTGCCATCTGTGGCCTTTCTATACAAATCCCCGACAAGCCTTTACTGCCCTATCGCATCGGCGAAGTAATTCGCCTTGTGGTGCATTTTTTAGTATCCCATCGTGGACGAGTTTTATTGCTTGAGACATTTCGTTAAGTTGAATGTGAAAGTTTGGTCGGTAATTCATTTGCAGCCAAAGCATATCGAAAGCTATTGCGTGCAAATAACTATCTGGCAATATGTTAAGTTTGGGGCGTTTTTTCTCAGTCAAGCCCGTACCGTAAGGCGTCAATAGTCCCCAGAAGTCCGGTAACTCCTCTGGTTTGCAAATTCCTTTTTCAGCAACTACCCAATGGGCTGTTCCAACAGGTTCCAATCTTGCTTTTGCATGGGGAGTCTTTCTGCTACCGAAGGTATTCAGGAAATCGGGACGTGACACCTTAACCTCGAATACGCAAACATAATACCTGTCAATATCACCGAAAACTCTTTGGCGATTCATATACCCCTCATATTTCTTTGTCGAGTATTGGGGATTCATATATTTTTTGGTCAACCCTGAATGAAGGGTGTATTTCGTATGCTCTGCATCGTACATCCCTGCAATAGCTACATAGTCTGCGATATAACCAACTACGTTAGCTTCAGGGAATCCACACATCTTGAATGAGCGATTGCCTATCCAACGTACAAGCATATTTTGTAGCTCTTTATGTCTGTCACTTGTTGCCATCCTTGGCCTTTCTAAAAAGAGCAGGGGTACGAGTCAATCTCATCTACCCCTACTATGTCGTCTCGGAGGAGTATATCAAGGTGTCGGCTCTGCCATCTTCTCAGGGTTCATTTCCTGAAACGCCCGAAAGTCATTGACGCTCTTGGTGACTTCTGCCTTCTGGTCAAGGTTGTCTATAATCAGGAGATACGCGAGAAGGATAGGTAAAGCCTTTCTGTCCTTCGCTCTGAAAATAAACACCGGCTCTGTCTCTGGCACTGGGACTTTATTACTTCTTTTGACTAACCGATTGTCTTCGATTTGGTACTTGCGCTCGTGCATTTGAATCCTTTCATAAGTTATTATTGCGGCCAGCGCGTCGGACGGTGGTCAACCACAAACTTTTACAGAGACAGCTCATACCTTAACGCTGGCGTAAATCAGGGTCCGGTGGGCCAATATTCCAACCCTTGACCATTGATTTTGATAGTATTTCTTCGATGTAGGCTGACATATTCTTTTTGCCTACACCTTTTGTTGTGAGCCGCCCTATTCCAATCCTGCCACCAGAGCCATCGTCAATAAAGAATATCTCCTTTTTGAGCAGGGCAAGGCCGTTGCACTCGCGCTTCAATTCCGTATCCCACCAACCCTTTGTCTCGCCATTCTCATCGTTCTTTACAAGGTCTCGCAAGCACACACCGTGATACCAGCGTCTCTGCCGGTCGGTGATATGCTCCAATGGCGTTAAGGTCTTTATTGCACCACCTGGCTGTAGCTCAGCCAGTATATCCTTCAAGGGCTTGGCGAAGGTGGGCCCACCGTTAATTATTGATATTACTTCGTGAGTGCTCATTAGTAATTAATAGAAACGTGAGGGATTGCGTTCTCTTTGAGCGCTGAGATAAAGCGGTTGGCATCGTCGGGGTCAAAAGCCAAGTCGTCCAATACAGAGCGTATCTCATCTTCGATTTTCTGTCGGTACTTTTTGTTCTCGACACGCCGTTTCTCTTTGGCTTCCTCTTTATCTTTGCGAACTCTCTCGATAGTCTCTTTGACAGCGGCCGCGTTTTTGGCATCCAGTTCTGCTTTGGCCTTGGCTCGTTCGGCGGCTTCCTCGGCAATCTTCTTTTCTCTTTCTTTGCGCTCTTCCAAAGCCGCGTCTCTGGCAACCTTATCCTCAGCTTCTTTGACGGCTGCTTCTGTGGCCTCAAGTTCAGCTAACCTCTTTTCCTCGGCTTCCTCGAATAGCTTTTTCTCAGCGTCAATGACCGCCTGCTTCTCAGCCTCGATAGCATCGAGAGGTTCTTTGTGGACGGCTATCATCCCCTCGACCTCGGCAGTTAGCTCGTTCTTCTTTCCGTCCAACCTTCGGCCAAACGCTAATGCTTCGGCTTTTGCGTCCTTGTGAACATTGCTGATTAAGGTCTTGACTTTACGCAGCTTAGAGATATGGCTTCGGGCATCCTTTTCGCCTTGCGGGTCTGCGTAGTCAAAGACTAGCTTTTCGTTTTCGGCTGTGGCTTCTGCTAATGTAGCCGTGACCGCATCAAATACTGCTAACTCATTCATACTATTGCTCCTTTCTATGGTTCGGTCATCAATATTGCTTCTAACCGCAACTCAGCGACACACTCTTGGTATTCTTTGTAAAACCCTTCACAATCTTCATAGCACCCAGAATCACTCATATAAAAACTTCCCTTGCAACCTTCGCAAACACCTTCTTTTGTCATTTGAAAGGCTTCATCGTTTTCGTATTTATATTTAGCCATTGTGTTACTCCTTTCTATTGGTCTTTCCATTCTAACGATTCCGATTTTTCAATCATCACTTCCTCTGGCAAGACGACATCGAGAATCTTCCTTATTGCGTCTTTGTCTTTGGGGAGAGGCAACCTCTTTTTGTGCTTAATGATTGCGGCTTCAAACTTCTCTCTACTCCAAACGAAACCCTCAAGCAAATCTGGCTTATGTTCGCACTCGAAGTCGAAATATGCCTGGTCAACGATTTTGTTCTGTTCGTCCTTTTTCGTAGGCTTGCCCGCTTGTGGAGCTGCCCCTGCGCCATCATCGTCTTGGTCGGCGGTTGCAAGTCCTGTCAGAGCCAAGAGCGTGTATCTCTGCAAGTAGGTCACTGTGCTGCCAATAGCCTGTATGACGTTCTTGCTACCCGTTGCATCAGGCGGAGCGGACAAACAGCATTCCTCACTATGTCCCATTGCGTGAGTAATCTTGCACGTCACCTTGACAGAGCCGTTGTCCTGAGAAGTCACCCAAGCGGCCGTAAGGCAGTGTTTGCTGAGTTCTGTGTTAATCTTGGTGGTTACGTTGTGGAGACTGGCGTGCTTGTAGTTTGTGGTTCCTTTTGTTGTACTATAACCCACGGTCTTATCTTTGAGTATCTTAGGCGGGTTTGCCTTAAATTCCGACATTGCCACAACGTAAGCCTTTTTTGCTTCGTTGGCCTCCCACTGCATCTGCACTTTCAAAAGTGCCTCTAATTTATCTACGTCAATCTTTCCGTCAGCTTGTTGCACTAAAGCCGCCGCTGTCATAAGCGGGGACTCAGCAGGTGCCGTAAGTGCCGATTCGGTTTTTTGTTTCTCGTTCTTAGCCATTATTTAGCTCCTTTCTTTTTAGTTTCGTTTTTAGCGCTTGGTAAAAATTTGAGTCCTTTATCAGCAAATTTCAGTACACTTTTGGCATCAGTTGTAAACTCACTGAGCTTTCTGATTATGTTTTGGATGGCCATTACGAGCTCAGTAAAGAACTGCTCTCTTTCCGCGCTCCACGGCACTTCTATGGCTCCTTCCCAACCTGGACTCGGAGCCCATCGGAAGCCCGCGCTTTCGGGGATGCTATGTTCTGTTTCGACGTATTTTTCTACGGTATCACAATCAGGACAAGTCCACGTTCGCTTAATAAGAACCTCACACCCTAATTCAAGCTCAAGTCCGTTGTCATTAAAACCTTTGTCGCATTCAAAAACTATTTCTCCGTTTTCTTCAATGCTACATTGCCCCTGGAATACAATAACGATGACCTTTTCGTCTTTAACTGACGCATCCAAATACATAGCCGATGCTTCTTCGTATGCTTTGTTTACTTCTTTGAGCGAGTCCCCATAAACATATTCGCCACAAATATTACGCGCGCCGGGCGGCACTTGTATTTTGAATTTGCCATCTTTGGATGAAAACTTGACGATTTTCATCACATTCATTTTCCCAAAAATAGCTTCTGTGTTACTTACTACCGCCATTATGCCACCTCAAAACTTACCATCGTCTATTTTGGCTATCATTGCTTTTAGCTCGTTTACGAATACGCCGACCTCGCCGGCCAGCTTCATAAAGTAGCCTTGGTCCCGCTCCACACGGACACAGAACATCGGCTGCGATAATACTCTGGGGTCAAAGCTCACGAAATCACACCACCGTCGCTCTGTAATCCAGAGTAAGCCCTGTACCTGCGGGATATGCGCAGTTGGCATCTTGCCGCTTATGATTGTCTCGATATGGGTGGAGGACAGGGGGCATTTAATCTCCAACAGGCCAGGTTCGCCGATAAGGCCATCGGGAGATCCGCCAACATCTTCATCCCGCATCACGAAGCCGACTTGCTCTACTTTGCAATTGTTCCTAATCTCATAGTACCTTCGGGCTTCGGCCTCAGTCTCGCTGCCCTTGTCCATAATCTTGTTCGTATAGGAAGTTCCGTCACGGAGTCCCGTAAGTCTCTCGGCGGCAAGTTTGCGCATGTAAAGCCCTCGGCCAGTCTTTTTGTTCAAGACTCTATAAAAGTGGCTGGCTGAGACAACGCCGAGTTTGGCGTCAAACCATTCTTCACTTAGTTGTACGCAGTCGATTATCTTCAAGAGTTTAACCTCACAGCTTCATCGTGCTTCTCGATGGTTTGGATTTCTCCGCCACATTTAGGGCAGATATTTTCGCCACAGTTAGAACACTGATAAGGTTCATCTTCAACGTAAGTCTGATCACAACTCAAACAGATAAATTTTTGTTCCATAATATTCTCCAAACACAATATCCCTCACGCTTCTCGCTTGTACGCTTTATCTTGCCCTTGACTCGCAAGCCAGAGAGACGCCGTTGGATAACGTGATATTTATTTGCGTGTCGCCACATTGCCAGTTCCCTTGCGGTAAAATCTTTTGCTCTCGGATGAATCTGTAAGTAATCTTCAATCCAACCAAAGACCTGAGCTTCCTGTTCGCTCATCTTGCCGCTATCAATCATCTTCTGGCCGGCGTCAAACGAAGTCTGCGGGTCTTGTGTATGCGCTATGGGCTGATGGCAGAGCTTGTCAACTTCGGCCTGCGCTTTCATTCCGGCTACTGCAAAGTCGAATAGAGTCAGTGTATCCATTATGGTTTCTCCCAAGCCGTAATAATGCTCTTTCGCTTTTTGTCATAAACGACAATTAAATCATATCCCTTGACATCATTCACAACGAAACGGCTGACTCTGTTACTTTGCTTGCCGATAGGGATAGCAGGGCCGAACTGTATCCTTCTGACAATTTGCGCCTTCAAGTCCTTGTGGTACTTGAGGTCAAATCGCTGTCGAAAGCGCAATCTCGTATGCCTGAATTGTCTTTTGGTTTTAGTTGTCATTGCTCAATGCTTCTGATAGCACACCAGTCACAATACGCTTTATCAGTTTCCGCCCCCCAAATTCCATCAATCTTGCCGTCATACAGACCTTGAGCCTTGAGCCGTTCCTGAGCTTCTGCTGGACACTGGACGTAGTTTGGGTCAACCGTAGGCACTAACTTCACGATAGGCTCGTATGGCGGGTACAGATAGCCTACATAAGCTATTACGGCTATGCCTGTACCTAATATCAGGAACACAACTAATAATGTTTTGAATATTGATTTAATCATTGGATTTGTCCTCGATTAGCTCAAGTTCACAACAGGGTATTCTTGACACTCTTTTGTTGCCATCAAATTGAACCACTGCGCATTGAGGCCATATTTCGGTTGGTGGGGTTGGATGTTTAACTAAACGAATATATACGCCATATTTTGTTCTCATAAGGCTACTCTTGCGGTTCAAGAAATGACGGTAACTCCATTTTATTTTGTCGCCTGCTTTCATTCTTCATTCTCCTTTAACAACGGCAAGGCCGTCCGGTGGCCTAAAGCCCGTCCGTGAGTGTGCCGCTGTTACCCATATTAATCTATATCAAACGCTGCATCTTCCAAAATTACTTTAGCTTTTTGATATAGAGCTTCTTCTTCGTTAATCGCTTCTTGCTCTATCTCGTGCTGTATATCAGCAAATTCACTATCAGTTAAAGCCGATGAACTCACTACTTGCTCACACGCTATTTGACGTGCCTTTTCCAAAAATGTAAGCCTATCCATTGCTATTTCTCCTGATGTTCAATATAAGGGCTTGACCACGTACTCAGGGCACGCCCAACTCTGTGTACTGTGTGGCATCCGAATATGCCCACAGCCAGTATTAAAGCAGCGATACCGGCAATTACAAAACATACGATAGCTCCGGTTCGGCACTTCTTGACTCTGGCCTGTTCGACTTGTTCCGGCTCGATGATTCCAACTTCGGATACATCGTGCCAAAATCGAGCTGCAATCAATAAATCATTCAACCTTGCAACTTCGGCCTTTGCCTTCCTGAGTGCCTTTTTTTGGACTTCTTTGATTTTTAACTCATTCATAACAATTCCTCTCTATTTTTTCTCGCTAATCTCCTTGTTCCATAAGTTTTTTGATGTCGAGAAAGCAACCATTAAAGTATAGTGCTATAACTTGTTGCTGTTCAGGGTAAGATAGCGTATCCATCTGGTCTGCGTAATAACCTTTTAATAATAGAAATCTTGCTCTCATCACTTTAGTTTCGGCCTCATCGATTATTCTAAAATCAGGCGGATTGGTTCTCCTTATCTCGTATCTTCCGTCGCCTCTTTTGGTAATTTTTATTGGTATTGGAATGTCAAACGGCAGCCGTTCCTCGCTAATTATGTGTTCTACGATGGGGCTGTATGCAATATCCAACATCACCATTTCAGCAGTTTCTTCTACGTTGTTGCCGTCTATGATTTCATCAGGTATAAATTTTTTGAGTTCATCTATCAGACTCATTACTCAATCTCCTTGTTTTCTCTTTAGGCTCATTAACATTTGGCCGAAATCACACCAGAACTTATAGGCTTCGGCCTCTGTATGCCAATTGCCAGCTATATGAACTGGTGCGTGTGCAAATTCTCTTGTATCAATCTTGTATTCGTGTACGTCAAGTTTGAAATGCGTCAACTCCTCGCCCCAGCCCTCCATCATCTTGAAGATGTTGCCGAAGATAATCTCCGGTAGAGCATTTCGTCCGTACTCTGCATCTATTGCAAAAGAAGCGCTGCCGACAGAAGAAAGATTGTTTGTCCAATCATTCATCGCTACTCTTAGTTCGCCTCGTTTATCTACCCCAAAATCCCCGTGTCCAAGTTTCGGCTTCTCGGCAAGTTCGGCTTGCAATTCAACAATTCGTATTTCGTGCAATCTTATTTTCTCTTCGATTTCATACTTTTTCATATCTTTTATCCTTTCTTGTACTTTTTGAGGGCAGCTTCAAATCTCTTTTTATTATCGTAAGCCCATTTACAATAACCAATATGAGAACATTTCTCCTGAGTTGTAGTTTCAGCAAACCAAGTGCCATCATCGTTAATACAGAAATCTCCGCCACAATCAGGTATAAAATTAAATCTTTCGCACGCTAAAACCAACTCATTTATCGCTGCTTTGGAAGTGTCGAGGCGGCCGCAGGCTTCAAGAATAGTTTCTTCCATTGTTGTGCGTGGTTTTGATGGACAATGAGTAGCAATTAGTCTTGCTCGTCTTGTAAACTCACTCGCCGGTGGTTGCTCTTTGGTGAGGAGTTCAATCACTTGGTCGGCTTTAAGATAATAAAATACATCGCGCTGTGACTTGCCTGATGCGGTTTTTATATCTTCCAACAACTCAATCGCTTCTGTATCTTTGGTCATTTTTTCTTCCTTGCCTCTTTCAATACCTCTGTGACGACAGATTTAATATCTACGCCAGTAGCAAATTGAAGTGGATTATCTTTTAGGGCGACGGCTATGGGATTATTGAAACCTGTTTGTCCGCCACCGAATGAACGGAATTTCCGACCAATAACTTGTGTTATTCTATCAACTTTTTTCATTGTCTTTACCTCACTGAGCCTCAGCCAAGTGAACCCTTTCGCAAGACCGGAAGCTCTAATTCAAATGTGCATATTCACCGAGGAATTTACCCTCAACCCAAATCTGCTTTGGATTTTGAACAAACGGACTATCAAAAATATCGCAAGTTTGAGAGTCTGTGAACACAGCAAACATTTTCTTCTTATTCATTCCGTTTGTGTACTCCCAAGCGCTACCTGCGTCACCATCTGCTTGCATTTCTTCAATTAAGTGTTGTACGGTTTCAATCTTATTAACTGTCATCATTCTTTCCTTTCAAAATATGAGCTTGCCGTTTTTGTGAAAAACAGTGAATACATCAGCGGTTCTGTAGAAAGGAGGAGACGGGAGGCTCTTGGCGTGCTTAAAAAGACGGGACGGGCGGGTTCTTTAATATTACTCACAATGTTCGGGTCTTGCTTACGCGGGGCGACATCTACCGCAGCCCGCCGTCCCTTATGAAAAAACCTCAATGTTTTCAAATTTGTCACTTTCATCAAAATACTATTCCTCAGCCTTAGACAGCATATAGCCCATCTTGATTTTTGTGGGCTGCCATTTCTAATGAACACCCCGATATTCGTGTGCGTTCGGTTGTGTAAACAGTGCCCCATAACTGACATTTATCTTCTTGGCACTCTACAAATACTGTTTCCGCAGTCATAACATCTGGACATTCATCATTGAAACTTGTAACGACTGGCTTACTCATTATTGGGCATATTTGCATTTTACTATCCTTTCAAAATAAAATAACCGAGGACGGGGCTGCGAAACCAGAACTTCAGGGATGAAGGACGAACCGCCCTCGGCTTGAAAACTAAACTGCGTGAATCATTGTTTCGCATTTTTTACCGTCCTATATTGAATTATCAAAAACACTCAAGCTCAGGCTGTCATCAACAGCCCAAGTCTGAAAGTTTTAATTTCGTTTCATTTTTCTACTCCTTTTTTGGCTCCAAAAAATCGGTACTAAGTACATCGGTTATTCAATCAGATTTCTTTAGAAAAAGCAAGAACCAAATTTAGCACTATCTTGTCGTTTTTATTATGTTTAGTAACGACAAAGACTTATGAACCTAAAAACAAAGAAAAAAAGTGACCAGACTCGGAAAAATCCGGTCACTCATTGGGAGGGGATGATGACTTATATTAAGTTATTCAAATAAATCGTTTGGGTCAAAACCCCTAATCCAAATCACAGCGCCGGTGACTTTGGCTTTGTCGCCAGCTTCCAGATACAATTCGGGGCCAACGTTGTAACCTGCGTGAACTGTGGTTTGTCCCTCAATAATTGGTGATGCCCTAAAGTCGCCTCTTTCACAACCTGCCAAGCTAACCACCAATAAACATATCAGGATTGTTAACTTTTTCATTGGTTTTCTCCTTTAGCTAAAGTTAATAATAGTATATCGAATTTCCCATTCAAATCACTATACGATTTCTCCAGTTTTGTTACCGATTCCGATAAATGCTTAACGTCATTATATAGGATACCAGAATTGAAAATTAAACCTATTATGGATATACCAACAATCAACCATTTTGATAAATCATACGTTTTTTTCATTTTTTCCTTCCCTTTTCTCAAGAACTATTTATAATAATGAGATGATTATATCTGAACAAACTCAAACAAAACGATGTACTTACTGCAAACAAATCAAATCTCTTTCGGAATTTTTCAAACATTGTAGAAAAAAAGATGGCTATTGTTCTGAGTGTAAAATCTGCAAATTGAAATATGACAAAGAATATTTTCAGACTAAAAAAGGTAAAACAACATCTCGTAAAGCTGTTCTTCGTTACCGCGCCACTGAAAAGGGCAAGGCAGTATTTCGCAAAACAATGTCTCGTTATTGCCAGTCCGAAAAAGGCAAGGCTAATTATAAACGTTACCGTGCTCGTCATCCTGAACGATGCAAGGCAAGAGATGTCGTAAATCATGCTGTACAAGCAGGGAAATTGCCTCGCGCTAATACTATGCCTTGCTACTACTGTCCCACCCAAGCAGAACAATATCATCACTATAAGGGTTATGAACCTGAACATCGCCTTGATGTTGTGCCTATCTGTAGAAAATGTCATAATAGACTCCGCAAAAAAATAGCTTGAAATCCAACGCGCCGTACCGTTAAGTTTTATTTTTGCCATCGGCATCCTCAGTAACTATAATCTGCATCTTTTGCGTATCTAAACTCCATTTACCTTTAATGCCCATTCCTACAACCACACCGGCAATGAAATTATTTATCTCGTTATTGGCACGATTGATTTCAACTTTGGCAGCAAGTGGAATATTAATGCGCTTCAGCTTTGAGGTTTCAGTATCTTTGGCTTTGTTTAAGCTCGCCTTTGGTTTCGGCATACCATTTTCCTTTCTATTTTATTTTCAAGAGCACGCCTTATTACTTTGTTTACTACTTCGTATTCCTCTGGCGTCATTTCTGTTCGATACTCAGGACTATCCCAAGAAGTAGTAAAAGCAAATTGAAAAGATTCGTCTGTAATATCTATGCCTGCACCAGCACCTAAGCAGATATTACAACTCCCTGTCATATTGTATTCTAATTCAGACATAATTTTATCCTTTTTTCTTGACTCTTTCAATTTTATATGTTATAATGCCGTTTTAATCAAGGAGATAATTATGAATCAAACATCAGATTGCCTTGCTGACCACCCTGTTGTTGGTTATGTAGCTGGCGAACCTCAAAAAACAAACATAGTTTATTGCCAGCAATGTAAACATATAAGACGAGACGAGACAATAACTACAGGAACTCCCCCACCAGGAGAGCCTCTTGATGCGTATTGCGACCACGAAAAAAACGTCATTAGCAAATCTTTTGATACGTGGTTTCAAAATGTCAAAGATGTAAAACATAAACGAGAACCTTCTGAAATAAATAAAAATAACGATTGCGTATGGCACGAACCTACCAATACTTTCGTAGGCACAAAAGCATTATAATTACGCATCGAGTACAGCTATTTTGGCTTTCAACTCATCTATCCTTTTTTGAGTATCAGCCAGTTGCTTGGCTTTGTCAAGCTCTAAATGGTCAATCTGGATCTGAATCTCAGCCCTGTCCTCTTCGGTAATGTGGGTCTCATTTGTAGTATTAGTTACCGTAAGAATGTCCTTGTCTTTTTTTACGTATGTTTCTGTCATTATGTATCTCCTATAAGAAGTGTAATACTGCTTTGGCCAATCCCGCACCAACTACCGTTTCTATTGCGTGACCTATTTCCTGAAAATGAACTGCTACAGCCGGAGCATTGCTCACGTCCGCACTGCCAGCAGTAGCTGAACTTATTAACCTGTCGTGATGAACACAGCCACCAGCATCCAAAAGTACCTCTGCTATACCCCCTTGCACAATCCACACTTCCGAACCATCTGCTACTCCAGCATTGTAAACTACTCCTATGACATCAAGAGCATTGGCATCGGCCACTTTATATGAATTCTCATCTGTATCATCGGCCTCGACTAACTGACCCTCAACGCTATTAGAACCCGTATTATTTGTTAGCTTGATTGCATAGCCACCTATTGCAGTTATTTTAGCTTTTGTCCAGAAAACATCTAAGCTACTATCTATCGTTTCGGCCAAAGTCGGACTATCTCCATCTGAGCCAATATTGATATAACGCTCTATCTTCCCTTTTTCATCATCGGCAACGCCATCGTGACTTATCTCTATTCTTGCAAGAGTAGTAACTTCTCCGCCCGATTGTTCACCTTTGAAGTTTAGTCTTGATTCCCTGCCGCCATCTGAGTCTTCGTGAGTAGTGTTCCATAAAGTCTGGTAAGGAGTGCCGCTTGCAAGAGTTAAATCGCCTACGTTGAATCTTATAGATTGACTTGTTACAGTTGAATTAAAGATGCCATAAATAAGACAATCGGTTAATTCGGCGGCGGCACTTCCCCTGTCTTGATTGTCTATAATGAGAAGATTTGAGTTTGTGGTTTGTTGAACACCCGAAATATAACCGATAAAACAATTGGTAGAACCCGTTGTTATTCTAAAACCAGAGGCGTACCCGATAAAAGTATTCTCACTATAAATGCTTTGCCCAGACGTTCCTGCTCCGGCACTTCTCCCAATTAAAGTATTTCTATCTCCCGTCGTTTGGTATTGTCCAACAAGTTTACCGATACCAATATTGTCCTCACCGGACGTCTGTGCCTGTAATGCTTGTTCGCCAATACCGACATTGCTTCTTCCAGTGCTTTTCCACATCGACTTGCTACCAATAGCGATATTATCATTACTGGTAGTATTTGCAGCGAGTGAAAAATACCCTATCGCCACGTTCCTTGAACCTGACGTATTTTCCAACAAAGAACTAAATCCCAGAGCAAAGTTCTCGTCGCCACCTGTATTCGATTTTAATGCTAAAGCACCGATTACCACATTAAATATGCCCGAATTATCAGTTCCTCCTGTAAGACCGGCCCCTGCTTCCTTGCCAATATATATTGAACTGCTCCCAGTATTATTAAATCCAGCGTGATACCCTATTCCTACATTTGTACTCCCATCAGCATTATCAAACGTGCCCTCGCCCAGAAATATATTAAGATTAGCAGCAGTTCCAGTCCTAAAAAAAGTTGTACCATCAATCTGCAAGGCGTTATCTTCATCAGTTGCATTAAAAGTACTGGCAGTTAATATATTTGTCGCAGAAGCATACGTTAAACCGGCATCATCAGAAATTACTCCGCTTGCACCAGCAAAAAGAACTCTTGTCGCTGTAAGGCCGGAGAGAGTTGCTCCTACCCAAATAGGACTTGCATCTGTATTTACATCTTGATGAACATTCAATAAAGAATCGTGGTCGATACCGCCTGGAACAGCTACTCCGCTTATAGATTGACCTATAAGCGTTAGGTCAATAGAGGATGTATCAGATATGGCATTTACGTACTGAGGGTGGTCATTATCATCAAGACCAGGCAAATCTCCGTGTTCTATTATTCTGCGTAAGCGTCCTTGACGTTCCATTTATTCCTCTATTGGATTCTCTTGAAAATATTTTAATGCTTCAAGACTATCAATGCTTAATAAACCACTCTCTGCAAGTTTCAAAACAGTCTTGCCCTGCTTCAATTTAATATTAACAATTTCGGCTTTGGCTGCCGCTTTGGCTTGGCCTGTTATAAATTCTACAAGTTGGCCTTTTGCAAAGTCGTGAGCCTTTTCATAGTCTTCAGTATTCACTAAACCAAACAATGCTTTATATGTTAGTTCGCCAGCCCTTCGCCATAGTTGAGTATTTTCCTCTTTGGTGAGAATATCATATCCCGCCCTGTCCCCTAAAAGCGTAGGCGAAACTTTAATGTCTTTGTCCCACAATCTTCGCAGTTCATCTACCACTACATCCTGTCTGATTTTAGACGGTCGGGTCGGGTCAACCATAGTCTCTAAAACATTGCCACCATATCTCGGCAAGTCCTGACCGAATACATCTATCTTTGGTGGTAAGCCTCTGCGGTAAATTGGTATCCGGCTCTGGATTCTTTCTTTCGGGCCAACCGCCCGTCTTGCCCTGTCGTCTTGCGCCCTTGCTATGTCCGCTACTATTGTTGGTACTAACGAGCCTGACATCGAAGTAAACCATCTTTCAAAAGAACGTTCAGGGTCAGTAAGGGCATCTACTGCCAAATTGACACCACGCACAAACGTCTGTTCTGTAAACGACTTTCCCCCACCAGCCATAGCTTCTATCATAGCTTCAGTCGGACTTCCTTTGCTATCTAAGGCTTGCTGAAAATAACCTCCGATAACTAAAAGATTTCCAGTTGGCCCAAATGCTTGAACATCCCGCCACTTGTCACCTACCTTAATACTGTTCGGCCTTTTGCCTTCAAGCTCCCACAACTTACGTTCCTTTTCACTTTTTGGAAAACTAAGAGCAATCAGTCCAGCTTTGAATAACTGCGCACCAAGATATAAGGCTGCCGTTCCGACTACCGTCCTGCCTGCTGCTTGTGAGAATTTCCTTTGATTAAATTTGCCTTCGTGTATTTCGTGCGCTATCTCTTTAACTACACCGACAGGGGAATAATTGATAATCTGCATAGCAACTGCCGAAGGTGTTCGGCTAAACGGCACAATATTTTCTCCGCCCTTTACCTTTTGGATAGCCTTGCCTAAATCACCTAAGTTAGTTCTGTTCGTATATATAGCGGTATCTGCATCTTCTTTAGCTATTATTAACATTCTATCGGTCGGGTTCTTTTGGAGATTACTTATATAATCCTTATATTCTTTTCCTTTCAATTTCTTAGTCTTTGCTTGTGCAATTGCCTGACTACGTAGCGACCTCGAATAAGCTCCGTAAAACCAAGGTTGGTCTTCTGCACCTAATAGATGAAATACAAATTCAGTAATAGCTTGTATTGTTCTTGCTACTTTACTTGTACCAAAATTTGTTTTCTTGTAGTCGTATTTCTCTCCCACATTTCTTTCATCGTGGCCTGTCCTCAGATACTTCCAACCCTTACTTAATCCTTCTACCCATCCAGTGCCATATCCTTTTACTGTAAACGCTACTGTTCTCTCGCCGGTAACTAAAGCTACACCACTATCTATAAGGGCGGCAGGAATATCTTTTGCCGTTTCAGACACAGCGTGACCTGCGGTAGATAATATATTCAGGCCGGAAGTTTTTAATCCTGTAAGCAAGGTTGCTTTCCAATAAGTAATAAGCCTGTCATATAAATCGCTTTTGGTAGTCACTTTGGCCAACTGTTCCTCAAAGGCTTTGCCGAATACTCTTTCGATTTGAGTAGCTTCATTAGGGGTAATGGATGAGCCTGCAAGTAATTTCTGGAAAGACTTTTGGGTATTCACTACCTCGAAGTATCGCAAGTCTGGATGTCCAGTTATCATAAGATAAGCAGAGTTCTTTACTTCTGGGTCGAGAGAATCTTCTATAGACTCGTATATCTGGTCATATTCCGTAAGCGGCCCTTTGAGTAATCCAGTCGATAACTGTATCGCTTGCTCGGCAGGCATACCTCTTTTGAGATTCTCTCTCAATGCACCCGCCGCAGCACCTACTCTCTTTCTAAGAGCTTCTTTTTTTGCAACCTCAGTAATAGGACGTACCGCCTTAGCTGCTCCTAACGCCCTGTGTATAGTTTGTATCGGGTCAACACCTCCAAGTATGTCCTTAGTCTCTTTTGATAATGGTGGTATCTTTGGCTTCTTTACTTTAGCTACCTCTGGCTTGGCCTTTGCTAATCTTGCTGCTCGTTTTGCGGCAACTCTCTTTTTTGCTTCGGCTTGTGATATTCCTGTTCGGCGTGCAATTTCATAATTGATTTCTGTAAATCTGGCAGCATCTTCCTGTGATAAATGCGATATACCTGGCTCGGCAATTATCTGTCTCTCAGGAGCTATTTCATCAAGACGAGCTATTTCGGTTTCAATTTTCTTATCAAATACAGCAGATTCTTTCTTTAGTTCATCTAATGTCATATCCCCTACTACCGCCTCTGGCTTGGTTGGGGTAGGGGGCTGGGCTAAAAATTCTTGTGCCCATTTGCCTCGAATTAAAGCATCAAAAGGCTTTCCTAATTGCTTGTAAGCCGTCACTCTGGCATTGCCGTTTATAACTTCAAGTCGGCCGCTTGGTAACCGTTTCAATATTGGCGGTGGAACCTCTTGTCCCTTCTGGATTGCGTCAACAATTGAAATTGCCCTTTGCTTTGCTGTCTCAGCAGATTTATCGCCTTTTTTGAAATCTACCATTTCTGGTCGAACATTGCGTGCAACCAAAAAACGCTTGCCTTCATCGGTTTGTAACTGTTCTATTTTTTCCCACGCCTCTGCTGGTTTCTGGGGTATTTCTACCGCTTCGGCGGGCTTTCGTGGCTGTATCGAGGGCTGTGGGGCTGGAATGGCCTCTGTGGGGGGTGTTTCAGCCTCGGCGATAGCCTTCTCGGCAGCTCTTTCGCCGACAGTCTTGACTGCCGATAGATATTGGTCAGCTTCCTCTATGCCACCTTCTCCATTTTTGATTTCGATTGCTTTCTTTGCCACTTCTGGTGATACCCCCACCTTTTCTTGTATCGCCTTTTGGAGTTGCGAATCCTTAGTAAACTTACCAAGTTGTCCTACGCTTACTTTGATTGCGCCCGGAACGCTGAGAACAACAACCTCGCTCAATGCGTTTGTAAGTTCTAAGTCTTGTTTGACGCCAGCCAGTACCCTATCTAATGTATCCGCACCTTCCGGCAAACCAAATGTTTGTGTCCCTACTAATCCGTGAAGTAAAGTTGCAAGTCTTTCTTCACCGTACTCTCCGATTAGATTACTATACCCGGCCTTTGTAGCTATCCTCTTTGCGAACTTGGCGGCCGTATTGTCTGGGGCCAATTTTGACCATCCCTTTTGTAGTGCTGAAAGGAACTTGTTGCCGAAAGGTAATTTGTTTATTGCTCCGCCTGCTACATAACTCAAACCGCCCGTTATTGTTTTACCTGCCTCTTCAGAAGCGGCTTCGATAAAAGTCTCTCCCCATCCCAACGCTATCGAAGTAGCCCACCCTTCATCCTCATTGAGACTTCTACGCATTGTATTAGCAAATACTCTCTGGGGCATACCTATAGTTGTCCTTACAGCGGAACCGGCAATCCAGCCGCCCGTTTTTGCAAACAGTTTACTCTTGGCGTGTTTCTGCAAGAGTTTCTTTACCGGCGCAGAACCGGAACGATACAAGCCGCCCGTTAGAGAAAATTCAAACATCCACGCTGGAAGAACTGAAAGACCTTGACCAACCCTGCCCCAGAAGTTATACCCCCGCTCCTCACGTTTAGCCATTGCTGTTATATAACCTGTCACGCCGTCAATATCATCTTGTCTTGCAGACTCAACGGTTATCGCCTTTCGCCTATTAAGATATTCTTGGTGGGACATAGAAATTAAACCAGGTCTGCCATATTCCCAATCCAATCTTCGCCTTTCTCTTTCAACTTCTTGTTCCCAATCAAAGTCAGGGTCATTCAATCGAATCGATGCTAACTTGATTTTCGCCAACTCCAAACCCTCAAGAAATGGGCCAGTGACAGGTATCTTAAAAAGAGCATCTTCTGTAAGCCCACCCAAAAATCCGATAGGTTTTTGTTTTTCAAGCCTATCAAGGGATTCGTGGTACGCCTCAGAGTCACCAAGAGAGAGATTTAATTTATCAGTATTTACTAAAATTTCCGTTGATTGCTTGTCTATTTTGTGAGGGTCAATGGGTGGAACATCAACATCATTAGGGTCGTTATGCAAAGCGGTGGGCGGCGTTGCACTAAGCCTCAATCTTGGCGCTTCTCTTATAGCCGCTAAGTCTTCTTGCCAGTTAGGTTCAGCTATCGCCGTGCCACCTTTTATCTCTTGTAAATCTTGTTTCCAATCGGGCATTATTTATTCCACTCTGCAAGAAACTCTTTTTGTGTAGCCCCTGCTTTCTTCGCTTTTTTCCACGCCGCCTCAAACGCCGGTTTCTGTTCCGGCGAAAGACTTCTGAATGCTTGGTTTAACGCATCAAGAGAAAATGTAAGTCTTAATTCTGCCTGTGCCGCTACCTTTTTAATAGCTGCTACTGCCACTTCACCTGCAGTAAGAGGATTCCTAAGTTGTTCGGGCGTTTTACGGTATTGAGTAAGCAATGACCGACCTTCTGTATATATCTCGTCAGCATTAGCATCTGGCTTTGTCTTCAACCAATCCCTTAATGCTTTTTTGTATTGGTCGAGATTGTCAAATTGTAATTGCCTCAAAACTTGAGCCTGGTCTTTGTCGAATTGGGATGTAAGTTGTGCCAATCTTTCAGCAAAACCCAATTCACTTGGATGCGTTACGAGTTGGCCTAAAGCAAAAACCTCACGTTCCTTCATTGCTCTAGCTTGATAACTTTCAAATTTTCTTTCAGCAAGGCTAAATAACTCATCATAAACATTATCGTCTATCGTCTTATTTGTATATCGCTCTTCTGTTAATCTGTTACGAAATTCAGGTACAGTAACAGCACCGGTAGAAATATCATAAGCCATTGCTTCAAGCTCGCCCTTGACAGTCTCGTTAGTTTCTATCACTATGCCTTTGGCTTTTCTTTCGGCTTCGGCGTTCATTTTAACACGGAACGATTCCTGTTCTTTTTCGTCAAGAGACGTATTATTTATCATATTGTAAGTTATCGTACCATCGTGGAGAGCTTGACCTAACTCGTCTCTGTCAATCTCCTGCTGTGTATCAAGAGATTTATCTGCTAACGCTTTAGCTGAATATGCCGATGCTATAATATCATCCATATCCTTGGCATTAAGACCATCTTTATCCTCTCTACCTTTAATCTTAGCTTTTTTCTTCTGCATCTGTGCAATAAACTTATCTATATCAAAGTCTTCGTCCGTCCTTCTACTCTGATTTATCCAGTAGCCTTTCTTGGCTGCTCTTAAAGCCTCTTCCATCTGTTCAGCAGCTATCTCAGGAGTTGTTTCACGGAGAAATGCGGCTTCCAATGATTTCATAGCCTTGTCTATCTTGTCAGCGTCACCCTTACTGCCATCATCGTTGGCTATTAAACCATCCAGATTTATTTTGCCTTCTGTAATATCGTTCTTTATATCCTGATTAGTAGCTGCTAATCGCACCCTCATCGCCATTTCATCGTTATGTGCCTGTTGCTCAATATCCTGCTTAGCTTTCGTCTTCTTTGACATCTTTAGCGAAGCGTAATCAGCACTATGTTTTGCAGAGATTTTAGCCAAACCCTCTTCCCATGTATCGGGGTCTGGATTATCTACCATGAATTGTTGCATTTCTAATTCGGCAAGTGTTCTGGAGCGACTTGCTTTCGTAGCAGCCAACGAATCCTGCGCATCACGTTTGCGTATGGCAAGTTCGGCAAAGACATTAGCTACGTCTGCACCAACCTTCAAAGCCTCTACACTCGAAGTATCGACAGGGAAACTTCTTGGGTCAACAAGCTGTGCCTGTCGCACTGGTATCTGTTCTTCGGATGTAAAGCGCTCGACTCGCGGCATAATTTACCTCGGTAAAACCGTACCTCCACCTGAAAATGTAGAAAATCTCTGGCTTGTCGTGAATGATGGCAATGTTCCAAATGTACTTGCTGTCGGAATAGTAGCGGTAGTTGCTGCTGTACCGAACTGCGAAGATAATGCCGCCGCACTAAGCAATGAACCCGTAGCCTTTACATAAGAAAGTCTTTGTGCCTGAGTACCAAGTGTCTTTGCCCAACGGCCTTGAGTAGCTATGATAACGCCTCTTTCTCGCAATGCCCCTGCCCTGAATACTCCTCTTCTGAGGGCTAAGTTTCTATCTATTGAAAATTGGGTCGCTGTATCTACAAGCGCAGCTAAAGTAGCGCCTGCAAGGCCGGTTCCCTGTTTACCTATTCTCGCCAACTGCCTTGCCTGGAATATCTTCTGCTTACGGGCAATACGTCTTTCTTCTAAACGAGAAGCAGCTTCCTCGGCTTTGGCTTGACGGACCAGGGACTCTTGATTTCTTAATGCTATTTTCTTAGCAAACGAACCTTGAGCTTTAGCTATTTTACCTTCCTGTATTGCACTTGCAGCCTGTAAACCACCTGCTATCAATATTGCTGCTTGAGCCATTAACTCACCGAATATTTATAATAAATGTTACCTTTGAACTTTTGAGATTCGCCTGTTTTCTCCAGTCCTATCATTCTTGCAAGTTTATCACCTTTGCAGAAGTCCTTTATTATGTAAGTTGAAATCTTTATCTCGCCTATAGAGTCCACCATAGCAGTATAAGTTTCTCGAATAGTTCTTGCCCATGTATAAGCTGCTTTCCTGCACTTCTTGGATACTTTTACCCATATCAGACCTTCGGTATCGGAAATGAAAGTAATACCACCACAGGCCATTATCTTGCCATTCTCTATTCCAGTTACAACTACGCTTCGTTTCCCTACTTGAAGATTCGGCAATAAAGATGAAAACGGTTCTACGGCATCTTTAATTTTCGACCAGTCGGAGTCTTTGTATAATCTCATTATCACACCTCCACCTCCGTTATCGTAGCTAAAGCCGTCCAAGGTACGGGATCATCGGATAGAATGACTGTATAAGCCTCTTCATTAAATCCACCTTCGGTCGCCCTGTCGGTTTTAGGTGTATCTGCTGACTCGGTACTATAAAGCGCTCCTATATCAGTTAAAAATTCTGTTACTGTCCCGTTCTCGGTATCTTTAATATCATATTCCACACCCGCAGAGCCTAAGAGTGACTTGATATATCGCGTAGTTACCGAAGTTACCCGCTTGATTTTGGTCTGTAATGCGCTCGGAGCCTGTGGTACGGCAAGCCTCATAGACCTTGCTTTCATTGTGTAGGGAAGACCTACTTGTATTACTCGTGCCTGTGTAGCTACTGTCGCCTTCTTTAGAGTTACCACGCCCGTACTTGCGTTAGCAACTGCGTCGTCAAATACTTCGCCGTCTGCGAAGACAGAGACCGTTTCGCCCTTCAAGTGCAAGGCGGTAACTGTAGATACTAAACCGCCATCAGTCGTAAGGCATGAATCTACAAACTTAGCATCCTCAATATCACTTCCCCAATCCCTCGGAGCAAATAACTCTGTGTAATAGACTGTCGATGAATCAATTACCCTTCGGACATTCACCCATATCTCATCTTCGGTTGTTCCGTGAATAACCGCCACCGATTCTACGAAACCCGTAGGAGTCTCTACTGCTGCCGAATTACCGAATATCTGCCTTGCCCAACCTGAGACTTCTTCTTTCGGTTCGTAAGTAAACGTAGGTAAAACTCCGTCTGTACGCACTATCCATATCAATGAATCAGGGCTGCGAGAGACGGCTATATTCGTAGGCTGAGAGTCTAAGAGGCCATAGGCAAGAAGCGTGGCATCATCGACAACGAAATTTTCGGTTACGGAGTCGAATTTCATCGCTCCTAACTTCTTGCCCTGCCTCTGAAGAAAGAAAATGCTGTCATTCAACATTACAGGCTGAATCGAACCTGAAGAAAATCCCGTCTGTGGTGTACTCTTTTTGTCTAAAGGCGTTATCGGGTCTTCCGGATTCTGGGCAGAGAAGCTATATTCCCTATTAGCTGCGCCTATCGCCATTACTCTCCTGCTCATCATCCATTGAATCTGAGAAACTTCGTTGTCTTTGACTATTGCCGTTACAGCTTCATTGTCAAGGCCGGTTGTAAATGCCATATTCTCATACAGACCTGACTGAGACGACCATTTTTTGTCAGGGTCATTTGTAGATGAAGCCCACCATAATCTATCTTCGTGGAAGCCTACTGTTCTTGGAAAGCCTCTATACGTTGACCATGCACCTTCCGCCCACATTGAAGTAGTAACTGCATTATCATTGGTATTGTTACTTAGAACTTTATCCACGACCTCTACAGTAACGACTGTGGCCGAGGTGAACCCTGTTATCTTTACGATACCGTAATTTATCTGTTCTTTAGCGGTAAGAGTACCATTTATCGAATTATCAGAACGAGTCATTGCATAAAGAACATCATCTTCATCTTCTGTCCACGAAAAAGCTGTAGCCGCTCGGAATGAACGATAAGTCTGCCAATTACCATTACCTTCCTTGCGCCATAATTGCGCCATTTTACCAGTTGCTATCGGTTCAAAAGTAACAGTAGCATCACCTTTAATAAATATAGCCCCGCTCGCAAATGTCGTCAAAGTAGGGACTACATTAGTGTCTTTGGCGAAGGTGTCTGTATCGTTATCATTGTCACGAGTATGTTTTACCAACCATAACGCCCCTACCATATTTGTATTAAACGGAGTATGTGCTATAGCAGTGAGTGTTCCAGTTGCTCCGGTAGGAAAATAATATTCAGACCTTACTACACCTCCAGTTCTTGCAAACCCTACCAGAGAAGTGCTGTTTGTATTTTCATCAAGAAATGGCCCACCTGTAAACGGTACATCTCCAATTGACCAACTTTTATCACCAAATCTCGATAATTTTTGAGGATGGAGGTCTTCGTGAGCTATATACATTACATCAGCAGACTGAGTATAATGAATTTCAAATGCTCGTGCAGTTGTATAAGGTGAAACTATTGAATAAGGCGTAGTAGAATCAGCACCAACTAATGAAAGTATTTCAGCTAATGAAAGTTCCTTGCTGAATACAGCAATGTTATCCAGTTTATCTACCCAATAATCTGTGCCAGTATCATCTCCGCAAATGTGAATATCCGCAGCTTTATTTTCCATCGCAACATAACCAACTTCAGTTATCTTGGTAGTTTCCCATTCTACCCAATCTATATATAATTTCATTCCTTCAGCAGCACTACTACCACCTATTCCATTGTAAGTAGCCATAACAAAATGCCAACCAACAGAAGGAGTATCTTTGGTTACAACATAAGCAGATTTAGTTGCACTTTGGTCGTATATCTCAAATCGTAAAACATTACTCAAACTTCCAAATGTTTCATCTATCATTAACTTCCACTCATTTTGTACACCGCCCCATTTACTAATTATAACTTGGTCATCTGCGCCAGCAGTAAAGTACGCCCAAGCCATTATGCTAAAGGGGCCATTAGTGCCTTCTATAAAAGTAAAATCATTATGGCTATCTATCTCAATAAATGCTTCGCCCGTTAGATTTATAGTAAAATCGAAGCATCCGTTTATGCCACCTGAATTGTGCAAATCATCAGTGTTATAACTGCTTGAGCCTTTGACTTCCCCTTCGTGCGTATTGCCATCGGCATCAAGAACAACGGTAGTAGCTAAATTATCGTTGCATTTCCAATGACCCACAATACTTCCAATAGACGATAAATCCTCAGTGCCAAGAGGTTTATACAATATATCTTGGTCTTTATAAAATCTCAGAAGTAAATTAGTCCATTCCAAGATAAGTGCATCACCAACTGAAAATTCAAACGGAATCAGATTTGCTCTTGTCGCAGAAATGGCCTTGAAAATCGTGCCTGGCCTTTTAGTAAACCCACCGTGAGGCAGTACAAGTGCGTTGATAAGTTTGGAGGCACCGTTGTAATATTTGTTCAGGTCGGTACGACCGTCCATGTGCTGAGACAATTCTCCAGCATTCCAGGCATTTTTAATCAGTTTCGTTGTCGGCATTATTCAGTGTACCATCTGTAATAGGCTGTAACTATAGTTCCAGTTGAGCCAGCGCCAGTGAATAGCCCTTCCCAGAATCGCTTACCCAGAACCGGAACAATAACACTTGCAACATTATCAGCATTATGGTTATTGATACCAACTTGGTCGGCAGTTACTCCACGACCGTTTGTCGTTGCAGTTATGGAATGAACCCACAATAACGTATCAGTAGCGGCAACAACCTCAGCCTTGCCAGCAATTAAAGCCAACTTCGCCACAAATTCCCTTGGGCCGGTTTCGCCCATTGAGCAGTAAAGTTCAAAGTCGGCAGTCTTACCATCAGCATCAGTAGCAAAGAATATGGTAAAGATAAACTCTAACTTAACTGCGTCAAGATTGAGTCCCGCTCCACCAACAGCGTACAAATCAAGCGCACCTGCTCCAGCGCCATCAGTTCCCCACCAACCCAAACCTTGCACGGCTGCGTTGGCAATGTAAGTTGTATCCGGTGTACCAGCAACATCAGCTATTTGATAGAACTGTTCCCAACCAGATGATTTTCTTCTTGGTGCCATGATTAACTCCTAAAGTATTCGTGCATATATTTTAACGTCTGTAATCGTTGTCAATGCCGTAACGTAGGCTTTTAGAAACTGGAGTCCAACATTGTCCCAACCGACTTTGCATGGATGAGAATTACCGGAATCGGCTCGCAATATATTGTCCTCGGCGAGATGATAATTGGTTAAAGTAATCGTATCGACCCATCGCCAGTCACCGGATTCGACAATATCGGCGACACTACTAATCGCCAGTGAGCATATAGGCTCTTCCGGCCCGCCCGGCGCTGAACCTGTAAATACTATCGTTCCCGTACCGGCAGGTTTAGTTAGAATAAGAATTGCAATTCTATATGCTCTTGTCTCGTCAGCCACACCGCCAAACTTGGCCTGCTTGAAATCTATATCGCCGGAAGTCACACCTAAAGGAAATTCCGTAGGCGCAGCAGTGGTCGTACCACCTGTTATCGTCTTGATAAGAGAATAACTTCCTATAATAGATTTTTCAGCTTCGGCTTTCATGTAACGAAATAATCTCCTGTACCACCACTTTGTCTCGCAGCAAGCCACGAAGAGCGAAAGTGCGGCCTTGGCTTTCCTTCGGCGGCGTCGGCACTTCTCGCCTGCGGCATTACCAAACCTTCGTATTCATTTATTAGTGCCTCTTTTTTCTCTGCGTCACCCGTCAAACCAACTACTATTTTAGATGCAAGTTTCAGGGCTAATGCAGCTTTCGCTTTGGCGCTCCATTCAGCCATAGTAGTTTGCTTCCAGACGTATTCAACGAAAACTATATCTTTATCTATCCCTCTTGCGGCGACATTAGCTGATGTTATATCGGCAACAACAGTGTCGGAGGTGTGAGTAACAAGGACTTCGTAAGTTACCGATGTTCCCGTTATTCCAGCCGCGAGTTTTCCAGCAGTTATATCCGCCGCTATCGTAGAAGATGTATGATTAATCAAGACCTCATAGAAAGTCTGACCGCTCTTAATGAACTGGTCGTCTATATAAGCCGTACCCGTAACCCATGTGTCGGGCGTAACTGCGTAGAACTGGCCATCATAATACTTTACTCCGGTTGACCATGAATTAGGGCCGGCACCGGCGTCAGAATGAATATAATCACCCTTGACTTCCCAAGGGGGAACACCTGCCTGTCTGCGTGAAACGTCTGAACCTATAGAGTTATCCACCGTCAGGATTCGAGCGTAATCAGTAGGCGTTGCGTATTTGCGGTCGTAACCAAAGATAGGTCTGTCGGTAAACTCGTAGAGGATAACGTCCTTCTTGGCAAAATTCCACGGATGGTCTTCGAGAGTTTCGTTTTGCGAATCGGTGTAATATCTTATGCAGAGTACCGCCTGCTTAGAAGTCGTATCACCTTCGGTTACTTTGTACTCACCTATAAGCCCTAAAGCATTATTGTACATTACTTCAGCGTCAGAAAGTGCGATTTTAACCACCTACTTTCTAAGTATGGGGACGGAACCCAAAAGCGTCAAAGCTCCGTCCCCGTTAATACTAATCTTCGACAATATAAAGCGTTGCCACAGAAATATCCGTTCCATCCGTAACACCTGCCGCAGCAGTGGTTACAGTCACTGTATGCTCATCGTCCTGAGCAACAGCAGCTACCGCTCTTGTAGCTGGAATAAAGAAATGTGCCGCAGCAGCCCAACTTGTCCACGCCTCAGCCGTAGTTGCAGCGGTGATATTACCTGCGGGGTCAACAAGTTGAAGGTCGGCGGTAACTGCGTTAGTAGCAGCAGTATTTCCGACATAAAAGCCGAGGACTCTCGCGCCTTTAGGAACGGCGCCCATTGTGATAACGCCACCGGCGGCCATCGTATCTCCATCGAACTCATAGTTATCGTAACGAATCCTAAGTTTGGTTCCCCATTGATTTGCACCATCCATAAAATCCGAAATAGTGCCGGTGTTGGCATTCAGAGCCGCACGTTTTGTGGCATTTACGCCATTAGCTGTAGTAATAAGTGCCATAAATAGGCTCCTTTCTTAAAAAGTTAATCTTCGAGAATATACAGCGTTGCTACGGTAATATCAGTACCATCCGCTATTGTCTGAGCAGCAATAGTTGTTACTGTAACTGTATGCTCATCATCTTGAGCAACAGCGGCAACTGCACGAGTAGCAGGAATGAACAGATGTGCCGCAGAATTCCAACTTGTCCATGCAGCAGCAGTGGTTGCAGCAGTAATATTACCCGCAGGGTCAACAAGAGATAACGTGGCTGTAACTGCCGATGAGTTAGCTGTATTGCCAACATAAAAACCAAGAACTCTCGCGCCTTTAGGAACCGCACCCATTGTTATGACGCCGCCTTGAGCCATCGTATCGCCGTCAAACTCATAGTTGTCATAAACAACCCTTAGCTTAGTTCCCCACAGATTCGCACCATCTATAAGGTCGGTAAGCGAACCGGTATTAGCATTCAGAGCCGCACGCTTCGTGGATTCAACGCCATTTGCAGTTGTTATAGCTGCCATAAGTAGGCTCCTTTCTTAGATACATTCGATTTTGATAATTTTCGATTCGTCCATGCGGATAGCATTCATTCCGACACGCGCGGAAATTTGCCATATCTGCTTGCGAGGAAGCCAGTCCACGTTGAAAATAGGACTTTCATGGCGGGCGAATAACATGGTTTCGTTAGTGAAAACAGGAAGCTCATAGACACTGGTATCACCGTCTATGTCATTAGTCGAACCAATAACGATTCGGTTGGTCTTCCTGAACTTAAATCCCATATACTCATTTACAACGCCAGCTACGAGAGATTTGAGCATACTGGTATCAATAGACTGAGTTTCGGCCTCTCTGAGCAAGTCAGACGCCTGTTTGGGGGCGATAGCGATGTTGAACATGGCATCAGGATCGTTTTCAAGCTCTTCAAGAGCCTGCCGAGATAGAATCAGCTTCTCTATCGTAAGACCTGTTGATACACCACCTACTGTATAGTCGGATTGGACATCGTGAACTATCGTTCTGCCGCCTGTCGTAATCCTTGTAGAATAGACATAGATAGTGTCTGAAAGAACAGCTGTATCGTCACCCGGACTCTTACCAGCCCTTACATCAGCGAAGAAAGCATCGGTAATAGTCTTGTTCTCTTTTCTGATTACAGCCTTGGCAAGTGCCCCCATATAAGCAGAAGTAGGGTCGGTGTGAAGAGCGATGTCATCTTCCTTATCGACGAAAATCCCCTTACGGGCGAATTTAGGTGTTATCCACCTCTTGTTGTGTACCATGTCCTCGATGGGAATGTCCTCGAACCGGGTCTCTTTGTCGTCAAGCTCAATGTCACCAACGAAGTCGTAAGACTGGAACTCCCCTGTGATTCGCTCTTCACGAACAAGACCCGTGTAAATAGGTCTCCGCTCCTGAAGGATTGCCTCGTACCCCGTAGTCCAGGCATTGTAGAATGCCTCAGTGTAACCACGGGTTGTATTGGTATTGGTATTGATGTCAGCCATTTTATTGGCCTCCTAAAAAAGTAACATTTACGGTTTACGCTCAGGTTACCTCGTTAGAGACCATTGCTTTCAGCTTACGGCTGACAGTCGGGCGGAATACCGCCATTGACGGGGCTAATAGCTTATCCGTCTTGTATTCTTTTCGGAGCTTGCTCCGAATTACCAACTATAGTACAAAGTTCCATATACCTTTTCATTA